GAAAGGAGACCCGACATGAGCGACGCGCCGAAAAACTGCACGGCCTGCAACGGACGCGGTTATATCAGATGCGCTTGCTGGCCAGGCGATTGCATATGTGGGCAAGACGACATCGACTGCGAAGCCTGCGACGGAACTGGCCAGGATGACGCATGGGATGATTTTTATATTGGCGACGATACCCGAGACGTCACAATCACCATCTCTGGCTTCCAGACCGCAGAACAGGCGCGGGAATACGCGGCAGCGATCGAAGCGCGGGAAAGGCAACTGGCCGAGAGTCATGGGCTGATGTGGGTCGCTACACCTCGCGCAGAAAGTACCGGTTGACGGTCAACACGTTGCCGGTTGAGTTTGTGCGCGTTGCTGGGCCGACCCATATAGTGTTGCCGGTCCCCGTGAATACCCGCGAACCAACTGGAGTGGACGACGCCTGCGGCTCGGGGTCTTCTGCCGTCAGCCTGCCGCCGAACAGGAAGCTTGGCGTTTCCAAGATGCGTGCAAACGTCCCGGCAAGGATTGTCTGCACAGTAGAGATGTCCCACGAGATTTCGTAATCTTGCCCCAGCACAGAATCGAATGACCACCCGCCGCGCCCGTCAATAGCCACCGTGTTCGTGAGTGTTAACGGCCCTCGCCCGGTCACATATTCGTCTGCTTCCGTGCTAAAGGCATCCTGCGAAAGGTCCAGCAGGTTAGCGGGGCCGCTGCCGTACAGTCCCACCTGCGGTATGCCAAGCCCCACCCCCAACCAACTCATCTGCACAACTCCGCAAGCTCGTTGTTGGCGATCACGTCGCGTACCAGCCGCCGGTCATTGATCACCAGCCAGTCAAGCACTTGCTGCCTGTCGAAGCGCACCACGTTGTAGGTGTCGCAGCTAATCGGGTCAGTCTTGACGGCAGGTTTAGCGCACCCAGCGAAGAGCGCGATCAAGCAGGCCGTCATCATCCAGGCGGTCCAGTTCGTCCTCATTTGCGCGGTCCTTTTCGATGTTCTTGATGCGGTCGCTGTTGACCTCTGCCCTGATGGCGTCGCGTTCATCCTTGCGGGCGCTGTGGTCGATGTAGAGATATGCGCCGACCAGCAAGCCACACAGCGCCACGACACCGACGATGTAAAGCTGGATGCGCGATAGGATCATGTGTTCGCCCTATCCCTGACGAAATACCCAACCACCAGCGCCGCTACAGAGCCCACCAGCATAGAGACCTCAGCCCCGGCAAGGGGGGCGTACACATCTGCCATGATAGCGCCCCACGCCTCTGTGACTGCAGGGGCAACAAGGGCGCTGATCATCAGCTTATTTGTCGGGCGCTTTGTTGGTTGGTCTACAAGGTCCGGTTTCATGTCGTCTTGCCTCCACTGCCTGCACAGCGCGGGCATTTTACATACTTCACCTTGCCGTCATGACGGGCGACAACCTTAGTGCCTAAGCACCGATTACACATCCTTCGAATAAACCTCATGCCTGTCCCTTTCCGAGAAAGCCTTTGATGATGTTGATGATGGCCGTGAGCCAGTCGGGTTGACCCTCTGCGCGGCCCGGTGTGGGCTTCGGAGCTGGGATGTTTGTCAGGTTGTGCGCCATGCGCCACGCGCGGTCAATAACGCCGATGTCGAACTCCTGCACTCCATCCGTGCCACCCATGACGCGCCTCCGCCAGCCTTTGCCAAATGTGGGCCACGTTTTCAGGCTTTTCATGAACCGGAGGCGGCGCTCGCACAGATCAATGATGACCTGCTGCACGTCAGCCTCTCGGATGGCCGCAAGCGTGTGGTTCCCAATGATGCCGTCAGGCGTTACGCCAAGGGTGCGCTGCAAGTCCATCACAGACCGAGACGGCCCACTGTTAACCGAGTAATCACCGACAGCGTAATCAAGCCCTGGCGGCAAGATGTCGGCCCGCACAGTGTCCAGGTACTGGCTGGCGATGATTTCCTCTGCTGTGTCCTTGCTGATGCCTTTCACCGGCTTCTGCGGTAGCCCCTTGGCGCGGTTCCATGCGTCGAACGTGCGCTGCGTGATGCCGCGATCAGTCGCGCCACCTGGGTCTTTGGGGTGGTTGACATAGCCGCCTTCAGACAGGCCGGTCCATTCCAGTATCTTGGGATAGTTCTGTCTCAATGTGTTCGGTCCCATCTGTCATAGAGAACGGTCGTTTTGGTATTCAGGTCAGCCATCTGCGTTTGCAGGATCGCCAGCTTCTCTTGAATTTCGGCAATGTCTTGGCGCAGCTTGGTCATCTCATCAGCGGCCCGCCCGCCGGTCTCGTCTCGGAGCAGCACCTTAAAAAAGCCGTTCTTGAACACGATGATTATAACAAAAAGCACGCCACCTGCAACGGGGCCGAATGCCTTGGCTAGCTCAAGTGCGTCCGTGGCATTCATGGCGGGCCTCCCTCATGACGTTTAGCCCCCGGCGCATGTCCCGCCAACCGAGATAGGTGAACCACATGCACAGCAGCCCCCCGACAATGGAGTAGGCGAAGTCTGGCGCGAAGTTTGCAGCGAACGTCCCACCGTAGGCATACAGCAGGAGATCGGCGCCGACCACGAAGGCGGACACCATGCGCACCAGCGGCGTGACCCACGGCGGCAATCTCTGATCGCCGTTGACCACTTGGGCCAGCAGGTGCACAGCCGAACCGAAGAAGATCGGGGCAAGCCAGACCTCGGCACTGTAGGCCATGATGAACGGCCCGTGTGAATCTACTGTGAAAATCGGCGCGTCGATATAGCGGGCAATCCCCAAGTAGGGCGCGGACACAAGCAAAAACACCAGCATCAACAAGCGCTGGTACTGCCCGTAATCCCGCAATGATTGGCTAGATGGCTTCATGTCCTGAAATACGCCCCCAGCGCCAGAATGCATAGCCACGACACTACAGCCCACAGCGCGAACGTATAGGCCATGAGAACGCCGAACGAGAAGTGCAGCGCGTCCTCTACGCTGTCCCCGATGACCTTGCGCCCACCGCTGCGGATCTGGGGCCGCTCGATGAAATGCCAGTACAGGCCCGCCGCGACAACCAGGCCGAGCCACCACGGAACAAACCACAGCAACAGGCCCGCAGGCGCACCAAGAAGCCACGCATGGCCCGACTGGTTCGCTATGTGTCCCAGCGGGTCATTGTGGAAGGCGGAGGGGGTGATTGCGAAAGCTACCATCAGAACCTCAATAAGTGATCGCGCGCTTAAACAACCACGCTTTACCGGCATCGAAACTGTGAAGCTCTGGGGTTATCCTAAGTTTATCAATTGTGTCGGCTGCGTTGGCCGAACCGACCGCCACCATAGAAGTAGATGTGCCATCGCTTAGGCGCATGACTTGCGTTAGATGGCAGGCCCGCGCCAGATCCGGCGCAGAAACTATAATCGTGGCGCAGAAAATTTCGCCGATACCGTCTCCAACCGCCCCCATGACTTGCGGGGTAGTATAAGCCGCGGCGCTCACGCGATACTGCTCAAGTCGCACATCGCGGTCTAGCGACGAGTCACTAAGTCGTAGGCCGTCAACTATGACCATATATTCATACCCAGATTCAAATGTTGGCGTGACGATCGCAGACGTGTTCCCGTCTACTGAATGATCATAAAACAGACCGTCACCTGACGTTTCGATGTCATACGGCACATAGCCGACAGCAGGAATTGCCCCCACTTGCTCATCCACATAAGCCTTCGTGCTTTGCTGGCTGGGCGGGCGCGTGGCGCTGTCAGTGCTGAAATCGTCCTCGTCAATAACGAACCCCGCCAACGGGTCTGCAAATTCTGCCGCCGTCTCACCCGCGTTGACGCGCAGATATTGCAGCGCCTTGCCTGTCAGCGCGGGCAGATCACCGCCGAGTGCGGCGGCTAGGGCAGCGGTGGCTTGCTCATCTGTGAAGTCCGCCGTTTCGTCCATATAGGTTGCGAACTCAGGCCAGAAACCCAGGAATGTTTCGGCGCGCGCGCTGAACGTGCTGGGTTGAGTGCGGAGAGGTGCGTCAGGCACCGTTGGTTTAGTCGGTTTTGCCATCAGACAACCCCCTGTGTTTCGATTGAGACAATGCTATACAAGTTTGTTTGATATGCTGCCCGATAATCGCGCAAAATGCCATAGTTGATAGCGGCCTTGCGCGTGTCCTCATCGCCGATGAATACCGCAGGGACACCGCCGCGCAATGACCTCATCCGGGTATCAAATGCCAGCAAAGTTTCCGCCGGGACGAACACACTAAACGACGCCAGCCGGGTCGCCTCACGGCGCACAGTGGTCAGATTGCCGAACTCGTCGTTTTGCACATAGGAGAAGTCCAAGCCCGCTATTGCCGTCCCATCCGTTGTGGTCACGCCAATATCCCAGACTTGCCCGACCATGACCTGCCCGACTGTGACATTCCCGCCGGGCCTGTCGATAGATACCGTTATTTGCGCGTTTGCGAATTGCGGAAGGTCCGTCAGTACAACCTCTGACAACTCCACAACCGGGGCAAAGAAATACGAAAACCAGTCGATGACAACGCTGTTGTCTTGCATATCAATCGTGTTTTCGTAAACCACTTCCCATGCGTAAATATTATCGAAAAGGGCCGTCTGCCCCGCTGTGATGCTTCCGGTGTAAATCGTGATAAACGTTTCCGTCGCCGTCGCTTCGAATTCAACACTGGTGGTCGTGCCGTCTGCTACGTTTGTCAGGTTTAGAAACCCGGTTGCGCCGATGGCATTGCCCACGCGAATGATGTTCGTTCCGCTCGTGCCGTCGAAGTTGTCGATCCTGATTGCGTATTTCGTGCCGATCTCGGTCGGGAAACTGGCGTAAGCAAGCCCAGACTGCCCGCCGCCACCGTTCGTTATCTCAAGGCGATTTGACGCAACGGCCAGCGTGCCGCCTTGCCCCGCCGTCCACCCTGACGTGTCGCTGTCAAACGTGCCGTTGGTCAGCAAGTTTTCACCGCTAGTCATGGACACAGACACAGACGCGGCGCTGACGTTGAAAAGCGAAACGCCCTGCACGAACTCACCCGGCCACATGGCAACAGTGATGTTATCCGCCTCCGTCGCGGTCTGCGATGGCTTGCTATCGAACAGCTTCCAGCGATCAGTTGCGCCGATGACCTGCCAGTTGATCGGGTCCGGATCCGCAATCAGAGGATCGGCCAGCGCTACTTGCTCTAGGTCTGGGTCATTGTCCAAGTTGCTCGCGGTCAGGCTGCGGTAGATCGTGTGTGTTGCAACGCTGATGACGAAATCGCCCTGATCGTATGTTGTCGCGTCCGACCATTCTGCATAGTCGTCCTCCGCAATCGTGCTGCTGACCAGTTTTGCGTCCGTGATCGTGGTTGGCTTCAGGATCTTCATGCGGTCGGCTCCAATTCGCGGCGCGTTTCGATGGCAACAAGCTGCGCGGTCAAGCGGGCGTTGTTTATGTCGCCTTCCCTAATAGCCCGAACAACCTCGCGTAGCAATTCTACGCTTTCGACCTCTGGCGACTTCTGCCCCGTTGACGCTGCCGCAAAAATGGCCTCTGCCCGCGTGGCAAAAAGCCCGCTGGTGTCAGTCAGTGCCCTGACGCGCGCGCTGATTTCGGCAGCTTTCGCGATGACCTCGTTTGCGCTTTGCATCCCCGGCACCAGCATCGCGAAATTATCGCCCAGCTTTTGCAGTTCCTCATTGACCTTGCGCGTGCGCTCATCGGCGCTCAGGCCCTTAAGCGACAGTTTGAAATCATAGCTGAACTGGTCGAACACGCTGGAGCCTACACCGAGAACCCGCGCGGCCTCTACAACCGATCCTTGAATGTCGGCAACAGCGCCAGCAATGCCTGGGGCGGCGGTGGTCGTGGTTCTGTTTTTCTTGGACAGGCCAAAGAACCGGCTGGTTTGCGTCTTTTTGAAGGACTCGGCCAGCACGTCCATTCCGTCAACCGCAACCCGGATGCCAGTGTCTAGCGTCTTTGTCGTTTTGCCGAAGAACTTCACAGCCGCGTAGAGCGCCAGCGCGGGGCCTGCTACAGCGCCAAGTGCCGCCGCAGCGCCGCCCAGCCCCAACGTTGCCCCTGATGCTGCTGTAGCAAGCGCAGAAGCGCCGCCAGAGATAGCCCCGCCGATGCCGCCCGCCGCAAAGCCTGACGCGATACCTGACCCCAGGAAAGACGCCCCGCCAAGGAACGCACTGCCTAGGCCAGCCAGCCCCCCGACGCCGCCTAGAATGCCGCCCGCGCCGCCCAGGAGGCTCGCGCCCGCCGATGCCAAGCCACCGCCGCCACCCAGGCCAAGCGAGACCATGATTTTGTTTTTCGCGGCCATCGCAATCATCTTCAGTAGCATTTGCTTAAAGATATCGACAACGGAGTTTGCGAAGCCCTTGAAGTCCTTGAAGCCGCGATCAACGAAATCCGACCATGCGTCCTTCACGTCACCGACGGCGCTTTTAAGCTCACCGCGCAGCTTGCTCGACAGGGACTTGACGGATTTTTCGGCTTGCCCAAACTGGTCTTTGGCTGCGGCCAACAGCTTGTTGTACTCGGCCTGCGTTACCTTGCCCTCTGCCAAGGCCGCGTTGAGCAGCTTGGTCGCCTCGTTGTATTTCACAAGGTTTGCATAGTCCGGGTCCAGAGAGCGGCGCAGTGCTTCAAATTCATCGCGTGCGGCGCGACTGGCACCACCGGCCCTTGATGTGGAGCCTGTCAGCTTTTCAACCTCAGATCGGTAGCTCTCAACCGCTCGGCGGTTGGCCTCGCGCTGTTGCCCGGTCGGCATGACAGAAACGCCCATCGCCGCGTCCTCATCGGCCATCATCGGCGTGATGTTTGTAAGCTGCAACGCCGCAGAAACAGAAATACCGAGCCATTTTGCCAAGTTTTCAGCGTCAGTCGCGGCGCGTTCAAAGCTCACTTGCCCCGCGATCATTGCGAGGCGTTCCGTTAGCGTGGTTGCCTCTGCTGTCTTGCCGCCCACAATAACCATTTCACCGGCTGACTCTGCTATCCCAGCCTCTAGCAGATCAATGGCATTTTGCGCCGCGACAATTTCCGGGGATAGCGCAGAACTTGCTGCAACCAAGGCGTTTTGCTTTTCAACAGCAGCAATAAGGGCGTCTTGGATGCCCGCGACCTGTTCCGCCGCCCGCTGCGCTTGCTCGGGCATCTGTGCAAGAAGTGAATCAGGGTCATCTGCAGCGTCTTGCTGAAAGCGGACGATGCGCTCAAGGGCCTGTTGGAGCCTGTCAATTTCACGCTGGCTTTCGCGGTAGGCTTCGCTGCGCATTGTTTCTTGCAATGCTTCCTGGCGCGCCGCCTCAATCTTTGAATAGATCGCACGGGTTTCAGCCAGCTTTGCCTCCGCCGCATCATATGAAAGGCGGGTGCCAGGTATCAACTCACCGGACAGAACCCCCAATGCCTTAACCTCGTCACCGATGGCAAGTGTAATGTTGTCAATGGCTCTTTGCGTGTTCAGCGCAGACACGCCAAACCCCATGAGTTCCTTCGTCACGCTCGCCACAGCACCGCCGAGTCCGCCGATAATGTCCACGAAATACCCGACAACTCTGACAACCGTTGTCACGACGCTGATCACGCCCCGCAAAACCGCTGTAAGGCCAGCGTCACCGAGCGAAATAATCAACCCCGCGACTGCGGATTGAAGCCCGTCGATATCCCCGCCGAGGTTGTCGCGCATGGTGTCAGCCATGTCAGACGCCGCGCCATCAACACGGCTCAACTCGTCGCCAAATTCACCGACACGCTTTGCCCCGTCGATCAACACAAGTGCGCCAGATGCCGCCTCACGACCGAACACGGTCATCGCATCTGCGGTTGACAAACCAGCATCACCAAGGCGCTGCATGATCACGCTCAGGCTGTTCACCGCCGGGTCAATGTCAGCAATGGTCAGGCCGAGGTTGTTGAATACTTTCGACGCGTCGGCTGTAGGCCCAGCAAGAGACGCAAGCACGCCACGCAGGGCGGTCCCTGCGCGCTCCCCTTGGATACCAGCATCCGAAAGCACCCCGATAGCCGCTGCGGTATCCTCTAGCCTCATATCCAGCGCTTTTGCGATAGGTGCGACCGTCGCCATTGCCTGCCCAAGCTGGCTAACGTCAGTATTTGCGCGCGACGAAGCTGCGGCCAAGATGTCGGCAACATCGGCTGCGTTTTTCGCCTCGATCCCGAAGCCGCTCATGATGTTTGATGCGATATCCGCAGCATCAGCAAGGCCCAAGCCAGATGCCGTTGCAAGGTCAAGAACAGCGGGGATAGCGGCCATGGACTCAGACGCGCTAAAGCCAGCCATTGCAAGGAAGTTCAGGCCATCAGCCGCCTGCGTTGCGCTAAATTCAGTGGTCGCGCCGAGATTGCGCGCAACATTGCGCATGTTGTTCAGTTCTGTCGCAGTGGCGCGAGAAACGGCACCGAGCCGGGACATACTTGTCTCAAATTCGCGAATAACTCTGATCGCAGTTCCCAGGCCAGCGATGGCCGCAGAAACAGCCGCAACAGCAATAGCCGCCTTTTTCATGTTCGCAGACATACCGCCGGATGAACGCCCGGCGCGGTCGAAGCCGCGCGACATATCATCTGTGGCTCTTTCTGTCCGCCGCGCTTCCCGCGTTGTGTCACGCAGCGCCCGTTCGCCTTGGCGCAGTCCTTCTGTTCTCGCCCGCAGGACCAGTTCTGCAAAGTTAGCCATTCAGTAGATCCTAAACAGGTGTTCCCGCAGCCCGCAATCAAGGGGCTGCGTTGTTATCTTCGCGGTCAATCGGGGGGATTGAAAACGGGTTCGTGCCTTCGGAAAGGCCAAGGGCAAAGGCTTGCGACATGCGGACCAGCAAAAGCGCTTCCCAGTCCGCGATATCATCGCACATCAGAGAAGCATAGGCCTGCACGTCCAGCCAGTCGAGCGGGACGGAGCCGCCCATTCCGCCGGGCTTGATCGGCCCCGCCTCCATCAGCATATCAATGAGATATTCGCCCGCTTCCAAGTCAACGCCCGGAAGCGGAACATTTGCCCTGACATATTCCCGCGATCTTGGCTCACGCTTGCGGTTGTCATTCGGCCCGTGATCAATTGCAGCACTCAGCCATCCGGCTTGATGCGCGGCAAGGATTAACCGCTTTTGGCGTTTCCCATTCGGTTCGCTTGGCTACCGGCAAACTCTGCAATCTGCTTTGCGAACGGGTTGTTGATCATTTCGTATTTCGGGTCGCCGTCCTTATCCAAGACAGGGCTGCCATCGTCATCGACCTTCTGCCCCATTTCCGGGAATGTCAGATCAAGGAAGCGCATGGCGTCGTCAGCCGTCGCGGGCACGTCGCCGAATGACACGTTTTCAAAGCCAGAGATATAAGGTGCTGCCGCCTCGCAAAGCTGGTTGTGAATGTCCTCCATAACAACTGCTTCGGTGTCTTTCTTTCCGCCGTCCTTTTCGGATTGCATCTTGGCCCGCTGTTTCGCGCGCATGGCTGATTGAATGCTCTTGGAAGCTGTACCCCGAACAATGACACGGCACGGCTTGTCGCCGTCCATCATCGGCTCACCGGACCAAGGGTCAAGGATTTGCATGGGTGTCCCGGCTTCAGCGCGGGCGCGGGTGTCGAATTTCGTGAAGTCCATTATTGATTCCTATGGTTTGTGGTTTGGTTGTGGGTCCAGTCAGCTAAACCACTTCCGACCGGACCCGTACCCGCCTCAGCGGATTCCTTACGCAGGCTCCGTCGATGTGACAGTGAAGTCATTCTGGCGGAAGCCGACCGTAAAGCCTTCGTAACCGGCGTTGTCCGGCTGGTTCGGCTGATAGCTGTGGATGATGCCCTGGGCGTATTCCACAACGTCACCGGTTGTCGGCGCGTTGTTAGTGCCGGTGCCGGTCACGATCTTGACGGACCCGACGCCGCCCTGGCTGTCTGCCAGCGTGCGAATGTTGGTTTGGCCCGTATCGGACGCGACGTTGCGGAAGGTTGCCGTGGTGTCCACGCCTTGGCCCGCGCCTTTCACAGCCGACGTAAAGCCGGTTTGCAGATCTGGAACGTCAATCATCGAGTGAGTGACGCCGAGTTGAGGCAGCGTGATTGCGCCGCTGACCAGAACCCAGGTAAGCGCTTCGAAGCCCGTGTCGTCATTCGTCGCAGGGGCTGCGGTTGCAAGATAGATCGTCTTGCCAATATGGTTGGCTGTCATATCAGATTTCCTTGTTTGTTACCCCTCATCGGGGCTGTTGATCGTTGAGGGGTCTTCACCCGGCGCGCTTCCAGCCCTTGGCTATCCACTTCGCCGCGTCCTTTTCAAGCGGGCGGGCTTCTGCGCCAATAGCGCCGTTTGCCTTGTCCGCATTCACCAGTTTGGCCCGCTTCGGCTTGGTTGCCTTTTTGGGCGCTTCGGTATCCTTTGTCATGCCATGCTCCAATAGCTTATCCAGATCGGTGTTTCCCATCGCTGGCCTTCCTGCCTGCCAGGGCGCACAGTGTGGCCCGTGATTTTTACCGTGACCGCGTTTGATGTCAGTCGCAGCGCGCGCGGGAAGTACGCCGCGATTGCCCCCGCCTTGGCCTTGCTGGTGGCCTCGTAAAGTCCCAGCGGCGAAACCAGCGTGACAATCAGGAAGCCTTGCCGCTCCATCACGTTCGATGACAGATCCGCCGCCAAGTTGTCGTTCGGCAGGTGCGAAACGGTCAGATACTCACCCGCTGGCACGTCGCCGCCCTTCTGCGGCCACAACACGTCATAGCCAAGCGCCGTTGCCATGGCATCTGCCCGCGCCATCATGGTAACGTGAATAT